GAGACATGTTTAGAGTTCCGCTGGGCTGGTGTTCTTCGGGTTTTAGAGCAAAGGAGTATACGTTAATACCTTTGTGGAATTCGTCAGGGGTATTTTCGTGGTGTTGGTACGGTTGAACTAATGAGAAATAGTCACCTTTGCGTTGAGCAAAACGATCGTTGCCGTTGAGCATGATTTTAGCTTGTTGGGTAGGATTCTTGGAATTGTAATAATCGTTATCAGTTCCAGAGCCGTATTTTTTAGCCGTGGAAAAGTTATTCCAGTATACAGTGGAAACATCAGTGCTTCTTATGGCCCATACAAGTTCTTTGCAAGGATGATTAAAGTTCACGCGCATGCTCTTCATGCCATCTTCATTTGCCGAAGCAGATATATTGTCTGTACCGGTGAATTGTAATTGCTCTATTAAATATTCGTGAGATAATTGAGCGAATCTTCGGCGTTCATCGGTATCTAAGAAGATGTAATCAACCCATAAAGTGGGTTCTTCAAGTACTAATGTGGGGGATTCAAAAGAAGCATCGCTGTTAGCAGTAGCAGATTTATAACAGAAGTTATTGGTGCCTGTATCGTATAATTTAGTATCGGATTCATATTCTATATTTATTTTAACTTCGTGGTATTGTAAGGCGATTAAAGGTAGAGCGAGACCAACATTACGGCAAAACCAGAACTCGAGGGGAACATATAATTCATAAGATTTGCCAGCAGATAATTTAGTGCAAGTATTCTCTTTGTTAGCTCCAACCATTACATTGTAGCCTTCGCGTTTATCATAGGGTAATGAAAGCTCGTTCCATATATATAACCATTCGGAATAATGTTTATCTATACGCTGACCACCGATTTCAAGCTCGATAGTTTTTAATAGTTTTTGACCGAAATTGGGAACCATAGCGGCATTTTTAGAAGCATGTGTGTTTTTTATTTTTCCATAAAAGTAAACACGATGTATTAAATCGCCATTACGGGTTATTTGGAACGTAGCACGCGAACCGAGCGAATTACTTCCAGTTGCTGTTTGTTGAATAGCTTCAATAGCGAAGTTAGTATGACGACGATAAACTACTTTAAAAAAGGTAATTTGAGGATTACCAGTTAAATAAACATCCTGAGCACCATAAGCTACTAATTGAAGAAGACCACCACCCATTTACGCTATATTCTTTATACTATTAGAGGAGAAAAAAAAAAGGGATATTATAGCAATTTAACAATGCATAATAAAACTTTATTACTTTTACTTTAACATATTAAACATATTAATTGGAATAGGCTAAACCGCCCATACCAGATAATATTCTTAAAACGTTGTAATTAACGGCATATACATGTAAGTTAACAGCACCATTGAGACTTGAACGTAAACCAGTTAAACTCAAGTTTAATACAGCAGTATCTATACGAGACATATTTAATGTGCCGCTCGGTTGATGTTCTTCGGGTTTTAATGCAAAAGAATATACGTTAATACCGGGGTTAGCAGGGATACAGCCATGGTGCTGGTAAGGTTGTATTAAATTGAAATAAGAACCTGGGCGTTCGCTGAAACGATCATTGCCGTTTAGTACAAGTTTAGCAGATTTAACAGGATTTGTGGATAATACAGCGCTCGATGAATTAAATTCGACACCAGTATCGACAGTATCATACGAGTTAACGGTAGTGCCATAATTCATCCAGTTGTTATTTTTAGTACCGGTGGTAAAATCACTGGTAGCAAACCATACAAGCTCTTTGCAAGGATGATTGAAGGATAATTTGGGTTTTACTTGTACAACATTAGTAGCGACATCAGTTAGATTAGTTACGCTTTCGGCACCAGTGAATTGTAATTGCTCTATTAAATATTCGTGAGATAATTGAGCGAATCTTCGGCGTTCATCAGTATCCAAGAAGATATAATCGACCCATAGAGTGGTCGAAGCAGAAGATAGGGGAGATAGATCGCCAGTTTCCGAAGAAGCTATGCATTTAGCTTTATCTTCGAAGAGGATATTTATTTTAACTTCGTGATATTGGAGAGCAATTAGAGGAAGGGCTAAACCGACATTTCTGCAGAACCAGAATTCTAAAGGAATATATAGATTAGCAGCAGTTAATACGGCTTCAGTGGGATTAGCACCGACCATCTTTTTATAACCTTCCTTCTTTGAGGTAGGTAAAGTGAGCTCGTTCCATACATACATCCAGTGAGAATAATGTTTATCTATTTTTTGTCCACCGATTTCGATTTCAACATAATTCATTAAACGAAGACCGAAGTACGGGCATACTTTTTTGGTTGAAGTGTAATTCGTAACAACTAAGTATACACGATGTATTAAATCGCCGTTTCTCGATATTTGACTGGTTACGCGATTTCCGAAATCAGGAGTTCCGTTGAAAGTTTGTTGTATGGCTTCAATAGCGAAGTTAGTATGACGACGATAAACTACTTTAAAAAAGGTAATTTGAGGATTACCTGTTAAATAAACATCCTGAGCACCATAAGCTACTAATTGAAGAAGACCACCACCCATTTACGCTATATTCTTTATACTATTAGAGGAGAAAAAAAAAAGGGAATGATATAACACATTTTTATAATTACTTAATTATTTTTAATTAGAATAGGCTAAACCACCCATTCCGGATAATATGCGTAATACGTTATAATTAACGGCATATATATTAATGCCTTCGTAGTCGAAATTAGCCGAAGTAACAGTGTTGCCTTTAGTGGGGTCAACGACGTCAACCATCAAAGTTGCGGTATCTATGCGAGACATATTTAAAGTGCCGCTCGGCTGATGATCTTCGGGTTTTAAGGCGAAAGAGTACACGTTAATAGGGTTATTAACGGGGACGTTAGTGTGATGTTGGAAGGGCTGGACGTGCGAGAAATACATGCCCTCTCTTACAGCGAAACGATCATTACCGTTTAATTGGAGAATGGCACTGGTAAAAGGGTTCTTGTATTTTTCGGGTTTTACACCAAATATAGTAAGGTTGCTTGTGTAAATGAGAGAGCCACTTGGATCATTATCAGCATCAAGGGCATCGTATAAATTATAATCATACCACCTGTTGGGTTTGTAAGCTCCTTTGCTTTTAGCTACCCAGATTAATTCCTTGCAGGGATGATTGAAGTTTAATTTAATACGGTTAGTATTTTTGTTAAGGGTTTCGGTACCGGTGAATTGAAGTTGTTCTATTAAATATTCGTGGGATAATTGAGCAAATCTTCTGCGTTCATCGGTATCTAAGAAGATGTAATCGACCCATAATGAAACATTTTGTAAATTATCAAAGCTGGCCGGAGTATCGCAGCAATTTGCGAGGGAATCGAACTCGATTTTAACTTTAACTTCGTGATATTGAAGGGCGATTAAAGGCAGAGCAAGACCTACGTTTCTGCAAAACCAGAACTCGAAAGGTATATATAATGTAGCGCCTTTTCCAGTTAATATGTCTTTATCGGCTCCAACCATGGTATCATAGGCATATCGCTTACCGATAGGTAAAGATAACTCGTTCCATATGTATAGCCAATCGGAATAATGTTTATCTATTTGTTGCCCACCAATTTCAATAACAACCGATTTAATTAAACGTAAACCGAGGTAATTAACATAGGTACCTGTAGTAGCCACTTTTCTCGCAGGTACATCAACCTGTAAATACATGCGATTTATTAAATCACCATTGCGCGATATTTGGCATGTTACGGTATTTCCATAACCGGCATTTCCGTTAAATGTCTGTTGAATAGCTTCAATAGCGAAGTTAGTATGACGACGATAAACTACTTTAAAAAAGGTAATTTGAGGATTACCAGTTAAATAAACATCCTGAGCACCATAAGCTACTAATTGAAGAAGACCACCACCCATTTACGCTATATTCTTTATACTATTAGAGGAGAAAAAAATATAGATTATAAGACACAATTTTAATTTTATATATAAACCTTAATATTTATAATTCAAATATAATGATGTTTAAAGAAAAGTCATCAAAGAAAAAGGTAACTGCTGATATAAATGAAACTGTTACATTAGATGCTATGCATAATAATATGATAAGAGATTTTGAAAAAAGCGATAAGGAAAAGTTGTATTATGAGAATAAATTAAGATATTGTGAAGAGCATAAAAATGATATATTAAATACTATAAAGAATACAAGTGATAAAGAGACAAGTAGTAAATTATGGTTTAGTAATATAGAATTATGTGAAGAAATATTAGATATCAAATCAAAATTATACGAGTTAAATAAATTGGATGAAATAGAATATTATAAAAGTACAAGCGATATACTTTTTCAATACTATGATACGGTAAATAAACAATCGGATATCAATCAAAATTCAAACTATTTAAAGGATTTTAATAATAAATCAAAAATATATAAAAAGGATAGCAAGAAAAATAAAGGGGTAGTAGCAAATACAATAAATGTATTAGAGGCGCTAAATAATATAGACAATAAAAAACCCATAGTTGAAAAATTTGCTGTTAATGATTCTGAAGATGACATAAAATGCGAAAACTTAGAAACTTTAGATGAGTATAATAATGATAATAAAATGGAAATTGTACAAGACAAGAGTTCTTTAGTAGATAAATATATGGCTATAATAAACAATAAATATATTAGAACAGTTGAAGAAGAAAATATAGAAATTTGCAAAATATGCAAAAATAACATGGTGTCTCTTCAATATGATGCAATAATTGTTTGTAATTATTGTGGATTTCAGGAATTACTATTAGTAGAGCAAAATAGACCTATTTTAAAACAGAATACAAAAGATACTTCGCATTTTTGTTATAAACGGATAAATCACTTTAGAGAATGGTGTAATCAAGTGCAAGGCAAAGAGAGTACTGATATACCTGATGAGATATTTGAAAAGATTTTGATGGAAATAAAAAAAGATAAGATTACAGATTTAAAAAAAATAACCTATTTAAAAATGAGAGATATTCTTAAAAGGCTAAGGATAAATAAGTACTATGAGCATATCAATTATATAATAAATAGGATAAACGGAATACCTACACCACAATTTAGCACAGAGTTAGAAGATAAGTTATGCAATATGTTTAGAAGCATTCAAGCACCTTTTCTAAAGCATTGCCCAAAAGATAGGAAAAATTTCTTATCTTATAGTTATGTTTTATATAAGTTTTTTCAGATACTTGGATTAAATGAGTATTTGAAATACTTCCCTTTATTGAAGAGTCGCGAGAAGCTCTATGTGCAAGATCAGATATGGAAGAAGATATGTATAGACTTAAATTACGAAATAATTCCTTCCTTATAACTTTTACAAAAACGAGTACATAATTTATTTTTCTTTGAACTTTTAAAAACTTTTTGAAATTTCTAAAATTTTTTCAATTATGTACTCATTTTTAATCCTAAATTATATACATCATTATTTTTAAATAAGTCCAATAAATATAAAACAGATGCCAGCACTATAGCTAAGCCCACTATTCTAATAATGTTAAATCTCAGGTCTATTATTAGTAATGCAAACATGGCTATAACAAATCCAAGTAATAGATACTGTAATACAACATATGCGTATGTAATCTCCATTATATCTATCATAATTAAACATTTTATTGTAAAAACATATAAGATTTATAATAATAATATATATTAAGAATAAATAATTATGGCCGACGCAGTGAACTCAACGCTTGTATCTACGAAAGAAGTAGATTATTTGGACGAGGATAAACCCATCAGAGGACAAAATTATGTACTCCTATCCTTTTTGAGTCCCGAAGATGTTATTGTTAAAAAGGATGCTTATATTTTTAGCAAATTTATTGAGAAGTTTAGTAGAGATATGAAGACTCTCCTTGATTCTCTTAAAGAAAAATATCCTGACCAAAAGGATATGGTTGATACTATTGTAGAAAATAACAATTTTATCTTTGATTACAAGGAGATGAACGAGCAATACAACTTCTATAAAAATGTAAATAACGATGAGCTCGAATCAAATTATCACCGCGATAACAACTTTATTACTTCTATGCGCGGTATTAAAGTAAGAGGAACTTTTGATACTATTGATGAGGCTAAAAATCGCAGCGAATTTTTGAAGAAAATAGACAGTAAATTTAACATTTATATTGCTCAAGTAGGTTGCTGGTGCCCATGGTCTCCCAATCCCGAATGCCTTGAAAATCAAGAATATGCAGAGACGCAACTCAATACTCTTATGAAAGAATATAAGAAAAATATGGATAATCGCGATGTTATCTTTGAAAATCGAAAGCAATCAATTGCTACAAATGCTGCTCCAGTAGGAGACAGTGTATCGGAGGAGAATGAAGAGAAAGTTGATAATGTAGAACTAAGTACCATCAAAGAAGAGCTTGAAAAGGTAGATGTATGGAGTCAAAAGAATGTTGAATAAAAAATTAATATTACTCAATTTATTTTTTAGCTATTTATAATTTATAGTATAGCTATATCCGTAATTTTGGATTTAACAGGATTAGCAGATACTATCGTATCATTGGATACTTTTGGTTTATCCGGTTCATTAGATACTTTAGATTTTTCTGTAGATTTTTCTGTTTTTGTAGGAACCATAGGTTTCTTAGAAGAAAAAACTGCAGTTTTTTCATTATTTTCCTCCATAGTATTTATATACTTTTGAACAGATGTAAGTATTGAATTAATATTAATTTCTAATTTTGATCGATCATCCTTATTCGATGTGTCGTTGTTTTTATTATCAATAAAAATAATCTCTTTGCCGTTATTTATCAAAATAAATGTAATCATAGGATATTCTTTAGCCTTTTGTATAATTGCACTTACGCTTTTGCTAATTATATTTATAACACCAACAGTATTTGTAACACTAGATACATTAGTAGCCTCCCACCCAGTATTTTTAATTATTTTTATAATATTTACATCATTTTGAGTACTAATAATATCTTCTAACGCGTATACTATATCTTTGATATTATCATTATCTAATAAATAATATAAAATAGTGTCCCCTACAATAGGTTGGGTATTGTCTATTAATACACAATATTGATTTTGAGAGACTTTTCTGGCACTCATTTCTTATTTTATATTATATATTAAAAATAATTCTATATTACAATATTAAGAATGAAAGCAATTGCTATATTTTTACTTTTTATAGGTACCATATTAATAGTTCAAGGATATTATAGTAAAAAAACTAACATTACTGAAAAAGAGAAGATAATAGTTAAATATATTCCAAGAAGTACATATGAAGAACAGATGAATCCTCAAGAAAGTCTCCAAACATATTATAAAGGAATGTTTGAAAATATAATAGTTTAATGATTATTTTTATCCTTAATATTATTAAATGGATGTATTAAGAAATATTGAAAAAAAATTATTAACTATTTTGAGTGATAAAGACAAAATAGATATATCTAAGATTAATAGTTTAAAAGAGGATATACGATTATACAATGAAGATATTAATAAAAAAATACAACTGTTAAATGATAAGAAAAATAAATATATAGAGCAATATCATAATAAAAGATTAATTAATATAGAAAGATATGAAAAATATGTAACTGCTAAAGAAAACTTAATGGAAGAACTGAAAAGGAACAAGAGCAAACTGGCTTTAAACAATTATCTAAACGAACAATTTAAATATCCTCATGTCGTTCCTGATATATATACCTATGAAAATATATCATTAAACGAAGAACGACCAATACGTGATCCCTTCATGCCTCCTGCTAAGCCTCCAACCAAGCCTCCTGCTAAGCCTCCTGCTAAGCCTAAAGTTAACAAAGTAAAATCAGAGAAAGAATGTCCTGAAGGTAAAGAAATAAATCCTGTTACTAAACGCTGTGTTAAAATATGTGATAAGGATAAAATAAGAGATCCAATAACTGGAAAATGTGAAAAAATCAAGGCTGAAAAGGAGTGTCCTGAAGGTAAAGAAATAAATCCTCTAACTAAACGCTGCGTTAAAATATGTGATAAGGATAAAATAAGAAATCCATTAACCGGTAAATGCGAAAAAATTAAAAAATAATAACTTCGTTCAATATATATTCTTTTTCTGAGATATTATCATAATGCTATAATTACAGATATTGACTATAGTTGTGTAGTATTTAATAAAGCGAATGATACATCATCATCCATTATACTATCTATGTTAGAACATAAAAAGGTATATCCTAAATTTTCTTATATAGAAGGATGTAATAGATATTGTATTACGATTGATACATTTTTAGCATTACATAATATCGATGAAACAATGTATGATTTTATGAATATTGCAATTCAAGGAGCTGAATTATTAGCACTAAAAAGGATCTTAGTGCTTTATTAAACATTGTAAAATTATTTATTGCAAAATACACAAAATAGAGTTGTATAAAAACAGTGCTTCTATTAAAGAGCTCGACGAATTCTTATTACCACATGGATTTATTAGAGTATTTACTATAACAACAGACAAAGGATGGGGGGTGATGCTATATATATATTAGGTTGTAGTCTCTTATTATGAAATAAATTATTTATATTTTTTTGCATTTCCCTGTAACAGGATCTCTTATTTTATCTTTTTCGCATATTTTTATACATCTCTTAGTTAATGGATTAAGCTCTTTACCAACTGGACACTCTTTTTTGCATTTCCTTGTAATAGGATCTCTTATTTTATCTTTTTCACATATTTTTATACAGCGTTTAGTTAACTGATTAAGCTCTTTACCGACTGGACACTCTTTTTTAGCTTTGCCTGCTTTGGCTAACTTTGGAGGAGACTTGCTATATGTAGTATATATTTCATCAAAAATAGCAGGATTTCCTGATAAATATACCCAATCTATTCTTTTTTGATTTTCTTTTAATAATTCAATTGCTTCTGGATTTTCTGATAAATATGTCCAATATATTTTTTCGGGATTTGCTTTTAATAATTCTATAGCTTCTGGGTTTGGATTTGCTGATAAATATACCCAATCTATTTTATCTTGATTTTCTTTTAATAATTCAATTGCTTCTGGATTTTCTGATAAAAGGTACCAAATTATTTTATCTTGATTTTCTCTTAATAATTCTATGGCTATTGGATTTCTTGATAAATAAAACCAATCTATTTTATCTTGATTTTCTCTTAATAATTCTATAGCTTTTGGATTTTGATTTAAAGATAAATTCAACCAATCTATTTCTTCATAATGATATTTTTTTAATAATTCTATTGCTTCAGGATTTGAATTTGATGATAAAAATCTCCATTTTATTTTACTCGGATTTGCTTTTAATAATTCAATAGCACCTGAATTTGCTGATAACGAACCCCAATCTATTTTATCTTGATTTTCTTTTAATAATTCTATAGCATTTGGATTTTCTGATAACACGTCCCAATTTATTTTATCAGGATTTGCTTTTAATAAATCTATAGCATTTGGATTTAAAGATAATAATTCCCAATCTATTTTATTGAGATTATCTTTTAATAAATCTATTGCATTCGGATTTTCTGATAACATTTCCCAATCTAATTTCTTAACAGGTATCCAGTCTTTTAGTTTATATTTTATTTTGAAAAGGGTCTTGTATTTATTTACTATTTTTTCAAGAATATCATCTGGTAATATATGTAGACTTCCTCTTCTTTTTAATGCATTAATGCTGTTTGTAACCTTCATTTTGTTCTTGATAGATTTTGGAGATGACTTGATATTCTCTGCAAAGACATTGATATATTTACAGAACTTTTTGAGCTGTTTCTCTTCGCAACCTATAACTTTAGACATCATTCTAATCATCCTCTTGTTACCACACATGGCTTCATAATCTTCTATACTGAGCTTAAAGATAGGATTGTTAATTCTTGCTTGCATATTAGCAATTAGCCGAGTACTTGGTACAGAATCTATTCCTAAAAATTTAGATAATTGCTTACCTTTTTTTTCTGTTAATCTATGAAGCGCGCCAGAAGACATTAGTATTTATAAGTTATTCTATAAATATGATATAAAAAAAACATCTTTATCTTAATACAACTCTTTCTTCCTCGAATATAAATGGTTGTTTTGAAAAATTAGCCCAATTTATTTTATTTGGATTAGCCTTTAATAATTCTATAGCATTTCTATTTTCTGATAATTTAGACCAATTTATTTTATTCTTTATATTGATTTCGCTCATATTTTTTTCTTCATTCATTCTTTCTATAAGCAATTCAATAGCATTAGGATTTGACGATAATTCACTCCAAATTATTTTATCTCTATGTTCTCTTAATAATTCTATAGCATTTGGGTTTGATGATAATTCTCCCCAATCTATTTTATCTCTATGTTCTCTTAATAATTCAATAGCATTTGGGTTTGATGATAAGGTATCCCAATCTATTTTATCTTGATTTGCACTTAATAATTCTATAGCATTTGGATTTCCTGATAAATATACCCAATCTATTTTTTTTGTATCATCTAATTTATTTAAATATTTAACATTCATCTTCATTTCCTGCTTTATTTTTTCACTTAATAATTCTATTGCATTTGGATTTTCACTCAAAGTCCACCAATTGATACTTTTCTTATTTTCTCTCAATAATTCTATAGCATTTAGGTTGTTTGATAACCGATCCCATTTTATTTTATCTATATTTTCTCTTAATAATTCTATAGCATTTGGATTTTCTGATAGATTATACCACTCTATTTTTTTAGAATCTGGCAAATCTTCTAATTGTTCTCTGCTTAAATTATTTTCTGATCTTATTTTTTTTCTCAAAAGCTTGATAGCTCCTACACTTTTATTTCTTGATAACTGATCCCATTTTATTTTATCTTTATTATCATTTAACATACCAATAGCGGAAGGATTAAGTGATAAATTTGTCCAATTTATCTTAGCCGGATTTAACTCTTCGTAATCGTAATCAATATACTCGTTTTCCTCATCGTCTATGTTTTCTTCTTGCTCTTTTTTTAATTTTTCTTCTAATAATTCTATAGCATTTGGATTATTAGATATATGCACCCAATCTATTTTAGCTCTATAATCTAAATCATTCAAAGCTTCTTGGCTTAATTCATTTTCATCCTTAATCTTTTCTCTTATCAATTCGATGGCATTTGGATTTTCTGATAACTCATTCCAATGAATTTTATCTATAGGTATCCAATCTCTTAATTCATATTTAGTGGGAAATAGAGTCATATACTTTTGTACTATTTGCGTTCTCAACTCTTCAGGTAATTTATTTAGAGTCATTTTAGGCTTCATTTTATTTTTTATAGATTTAGGAGATGACTTGATATTCTCCTTAAAGACATTGATATATTTGCAGAACTTTTTAAGCTGTTTCTCGTCGCATTCTAAAACTTTAGACATCATTTTAGTAATCACCTTATTACCGCACATCAATTCATAATCGGATATTGTGAGACTAAATAATGGATTATTGATTCTATTTTGTATATTTGCAATTACTCGAGTGTCCATTCCCGAGCTACTGGATTGCAAACGTTTAGATCTGGTGGCTGCTTTAGCTACAGAGGCCGCAGAGGCCGCTTTAGCTTCTCTAAGACTTTTAAGATCGACTTTTAAGATTTTAGATAAGATGTCTCCTTTTTTTTCAGCAATTTCCTTTAATCTTGAAGACATTTATTAAGATAGTATCTAAAAATATCTCAGAAAAAAGAATTGTTTTTATTTGGCTTCAAAAATTGCCGGATTAGCTGAAAACTCTTTCCAATTTATATTTTCTTGATTTGCTTTTAATAATTCTATTGCTTCTGGATTTGGATTTGATGATAAAAATCCCCATTTTATTTTTTCAGGTTCTGCTTTTAATAATTCTATAGCACTTGGATTAGTAGATAATAGCTCCCAATCTATTTTTCTTTTATTTTTTTAATAATTCTATAGCATTTGGATTTTCCGATAATCCTTCCCAATTTATTATTTTAGGATTAGCTTTCAATAATCTTATTGCATTTGGATTTGCTGATAATTTTTCTTTATCAATTTTATCAAAAGGGATGAAATCATCTGAATCATCTTAAGAATCATTTTCAGAATCATCATTGTCTATTTCATTATTTTCGTTGATTCTTTTTTCTAATAATTTAATAGCACTTTGATTTCTTGATAAATTACCCAATGTATTTCATCTGGATTTTCTTTTAATAATTGAACTGCAATTGGATTTGAATTTCCTGATAACATATCCCAATTTATTTTTTCAGGTTCTGCTTTTAATAATTCTATAGCACCTTTATTATAAGATAAGAAATCCCAATTTATATTTTTAGGATTTGCTTTTAATAATTCAATAGCTTCTGGATTTGGATTTGAAGATAACCATAACCAATCTATTTTTTTTTATGTTTTTTTTTAATAATTCTATAGCTCCATCATTTGGATTTTTTGATAGATATCCCCAATCTAAGTTTTCAGGAGGTATCCAATCTCTTAATACATATTTAGTAGGAAATAGGCTCGTATACTTTTCTACTATTTGCGTTCTCAACTCTTCTGGTAATTTATTTAGAGTCATTTTAGGCTTTATTTTGTTTTTTATAGATTTAGGAGATTACTTGATATTCTCATAAAGACATTGATATATTTGCAGAACTTTTTAAGATGTTTCTCTTTACAACCTATAACTTTAGACATCATTATAGTCATAATCTTATTTTCGCACATGGCTTCATAATCTTTTATACTGAGCTTAAAATAGGGGTGTTAATTCTTGATTGCATATTAGAAATTAGCTGAGTACTGGGTACATAATCTATTCCTAAAATTTTAGATAATTTTGTACCTTTTTTTCTCAGTTAATCTATGTAGTGCATTAGAAGGCCTATATATTTATTCTATTAAATACTTAGAAAATATCTTTATAATAAATAATTATTCTAATATTTCATCAAAAATTGCTGGATTTTCAGACAACCTATTCCAATTTATTTTTTCGAAATGGTGTAAAGTTTCCAAATATTCTTTACTCATTTCATTTTCTCTATTAATCTTTTCTTCTAATAATTCTATAGCACTTGGATTTTCTGATAAATAAGCCCAATTTATTTTTTTGGGATTTGCTTTTAATAATTCTATAGCTTCTGGATTTGGATTTTCTGATAAATAATCCCAATTTATTTTTTTGGGATTTGCTTTTAATAATTCTATGGCATATGGATGTGTATTTTTTGATAAAGAACCCCAATCTATTTTAGTGAGATTATCTTTTAATAAATCTATTGCATTCGGATTTCCTGATAACCGTTTCCAATTTATTTTATTGCGATTAGCTTTTAATAATTCTATAGCATTTGGATTTGTATTTTGAGATAACCATTTCCAATTTATTTTATCTTGATTTTCTTTTAATAATT